ATTTAGCTGATATTATATACATCGAGCCTGTTACATGGGCATATGATAATAATTCAATTAATAAAATTATAGATACTAGATTTTCATATTATAAATTTCCTCCTAGACTTGTTATATCCGATACCGAGTTACCTCCGGTGTTAGATACAGAAATTGTGTTGGATGACTTTGCTGCTATTGATTTTAATAGTAGATATAAAGCAGAACCGCAGTTTATCCCTACAATTCCATTATTAGTACCACGTGGTCGACTAGAATTAAATGTGAGTAATCAAGATCTTAATTATGGATGGAATGAACCGATCACGCAGGAAGAGTTTGATGCAATAAGAAACGAATCGCCATATGATGATGTCGTATGGGATAATAGCCTTATTGATGGTAGAAAACGTGATTGGAATGAAAGTCAAAGACCATATGATATATATACAACTCGATTGAGATGGCAAGGGTTAGATAGAACATCTAAAGACGCATTAAAAACTAAATATTTTAGAGCACAACAGATTGCATTGAAAGAAATGGCAGCTGGCGAGAGTACTGGTCGTTACAAAATTTTTGCAGGCGATTTTCATATACCTAGTTTATTTGAAGGTTTTTTTCGAACAATTAAATTTACTGAAGTTATGGAAGGATTACCGCAAGGACAAGCTGGTAAGTTTTCAATTACTAAAGATTTAATTGAGTCTAATAAGTCTTTAGAATTTAATATACAAGTTGCAGTTAGTCATTTAGATAATCATGCTAGAAATACTTTTGCAATACGATTAATTCGTACAAGACCAGATGCACCAGTTAACAAACCTTATACAGTATTAGCTACCGTTTCTTCCATGGAACAAGGAAATCGCGCAACAATTAATGATAATGCTGCAGCAATAGAAAAAATAGCAAACACAAAAAAAATAAAAGAAGCAACGGAACAAGCAGTATTGAAAACTACAGAACAGGTTAGGGAATACGAAGAAAGTGTTACATCAGCTAATTTGAATTTCTTACAAAAATTGCAGCAATATAATCGTTCGAAGACAGCATATGATGCTGCAGTAAATTATTTACTGGGTAGTGCAACAGCAGCATCAATGTTTGCTACTGGTAAAAAACTAAAAAAACAAATGAATGATGATGAGAAGGTAAAAAACGAAGCACTGATTGTTAAAAATATTGCAGAAGATGATTTGAACTACTATAAAGCTGACTTAAACAATAAATATAAACAATTAAATACAGCAAACTTTAATTATCAAGCAGCCCAAGATTTGTATGATGTAGACACAAACGATCTAGAAACTATTTTAAATGCTCAACATACATTTTTATGGCCGAGCAAAACAAATTTTAAATTAAATTACACATTAAAATCGCAAGATATGGTTAACGGTGATGTATATTCAGTTGAAATGTTAGGACAACAGCCAATTGAGCTTGCACATGAATTAATTGAAGAAAATACATTTTGGGATATTAAAGAAATATCAACAAAAAAGAATTATTCCTCAAAAGATGAATTAGATAAATATTATAATCCAGATGATTCGTTAACTAAAGGTATAAAAGTTATATCAAATGACATAATTGACCGACCAAGACCTGGTGATGTAGTTGCATCTCCACTCAATGGTCCAAAGCCAACACCTGTAATCGTAGAGCAAAAAAATGCAGCTAAAAATGCATAAATAAAAAAATTATACTAAAATTATTTTAGGTATTATATGTTAACACAATATAAAAATAAAGATCTTCTAAACAATTCAGGAGCCGAATACGTTACTAGATTTGATGCAACGGCTGATAAATTATTGATAAAAAATATCGATATTATTGATTATTCAGTACCTAGTGTAGAAATGCACATTTATTCTACGGATACGTGGATTACTGGAGATCATGCTGTTACTATAAATCATACCAATGAAAATTTAATTGACCCATTAACTAAACAAAAATATAAGTTTAATGGTGATGTTATTTCATATAATATAGAAAATTCATTTAAAAAATTAAATTTAACATCTGGGAAATTCCGTTATGTTGTAAATTTCTTTAAAAATGTAATTGGTTCTTATGATAATCAATATTTGTATATTGAAGAAATTTCTCCGGATCGATTAGAAGTTAAATTACGTATTACTAGTGATATTGATTCTACTGGAACTTATCAGTATGTAAAACACGCATTAAAATTTACAGATACACCGCAGACTGATACGATTAAATTTCCAATTTATACTCAATACTTATTAAATTTTAGTAGAAATAAAACAGTAGCATATGTTAATAGTGTTATCATCGATGAAACGTTATATGTAAAATTATTAGATCCATTACCAGATGATATCAATGTTAATTTTAAATGTTGGGTAGTAGAAGAATTAAAATTACCATATACTGATACCGTTGCGTTAACACCAATCAAATCTACAAAAACGTTTAAAACATTATCATCTGCTAACTTTGAAGTATCAGTTGGAAATTTAAATATATCATCTGGAACTGATGTTAAGAATTGGAATGAATTACTAGGCTCGTCTATACAAACTTCACAACAAATTGTAGATAAATATTTCGGAGGAAGTTTAGAAGGAATTCCATTAAATATAGATTTTAGAGATTTTAATAATTTTATCTTTTATAGTTCTGCAGAAGAACGTTTACATAACTTTAAATATAAATTAGAATTACTAGAATATTATGCTGGCCAGATAAATACATTAACAAAAATTTCTGGTAGTGTTGCTACAACTAATATAGCTGATTATACCGTATTAAAAACTAATTTAATTGGTGGATTTGATTTATTTGAAAAATATTTATATCATGAATCTGCATCTATATTATTTAATAATGATATTCCAGTTATTAATGCTCCGGTAAGTTCATTAACCGGGAGTTATATATTCCCAGCGCCAAAAACTAATACGGCTAGACCGTTTAATTTATATTCAGTAACTAGTAGTATATTTAATGAATGGTATGATTCGTTAATAGATTCAGCATCAGCTTATGATAATTTAAATATCAATAAATTAACAAATTTCTTACCACCAGCAATTCAATATAATGAAAATAATGAGCAGGTAAATACATTTGTTAATATGTTAGGACATCATTATGACATATTACATACATATATAAAACAAGCTTCACTTATATATAAACACGAAGAAAATCCTAAAATAGGAATGCCTGATGATTTATTATTTAGTGTTGCAAACCAATTTGGATGGAATTTATCAGACGGAAATCAGTATCAAGATTTATGGCAATATGTATTAGGTACAGATGAAGCTGGTGGTTTAATTACGGGGTCTAATTCGGTTGGTGACCCTAGTGTTGCTGGGTCTAAAATGACTCGAATGGTATGGCGTCGTATTGTAAATAACTTACCAATGTTATTAAAATCTAAAGGTACTAAACGAAGTGTACAAGCATTATTATCATGTTATGGTATTCCTGAATCAATGATTAGTATTAATGAATATGGCGGTCCTAGTATCAATAAAGTCCCAGTATATGAAAAATATAATTTTGATTATGCATTAGATTTAATTAATAATTCAACAGGTGCTGTAACTATAAATTATGCAAACCCAATTGGTGGTATTGAATTACGATTTAGATTAGATGATGTAGTTAATAATCCGTTACTACCATCTACCATGAATCTAATTACAATATCAGGTAGCCAAGTTAATGTTAAATTAAATTTTACACGAGGTACATTGGGTACCGCAACCATATATGATCATTTAGGAACAACTGCCAGTACTGGAGAAATTGAATTATTTGATGGTAAATGGTTATCAATGTTAATTAATAAAAATGGATCTAAATTAGATTTATTTATTAATAAAGCAAAATATGGAAAAGTAGTTGCGTCAGTATCTGCGTCAATTACTAGTACGTTACCGACAAATGGTTCAGTTGAATTGGGAGTGACATCATCTGTAGCGTCTAGATTATATGGTCAGTTACAAGAGTTTAGATTATGGACAGGTAGTTTAGCATTAGATGCATTTGCTAATCACACAAAAGCTCCATCTGCATATGACGGAACTATAGACTCATATGATGAATTAGTATTTAGACTACCATTAACACAAAAAATAAATCACGCTACAACTTCTAGTTTACTAGGTGTACAACCAGTATTTAGTAGTATTTCAGCATCATTTAGTTCTTGGTCAAATCCAGAACCATATGATTCTATAGAAGAAATATATCATTTTGACTCAATTTCGGTTGCGATGAGTACCCATGCCGATAATAAAATTAGAATAGAATCATCCGAATTAGATTCTAATGAATTGCAATTATTAAAACGTATTGAACGAAGTGAATATGATGCAGCACCATTAGATAGTAATAAGTTAGGAATATTCTTTTCTCCACAAACAATGATTAATGATGATATCATTGCACAATTGGGATATACTGAATTAGATTCATATATAGGTGACCCAAGTGAAGCAGAAGCAGATGAATATCCACGATTAGAACGAAGAGCTCAAGATTATTGGAAAAAGTATAATACTAGAAATAATATTAATGAATATATTAGAGTATTTACTTTGTTTGATTTATCATTTTTTAAACAATTAGAACAGTTATTACCAGCGCGCGTTGATAAAATGACTGGGTTATTAATTCAACCTAATTTATTAGAAAGAAATAAACAATCTATATTAGCAACAATACAGCGAGAATATCAACAATTATCTTTTGAATTATCAGGATCCGCTCATATAATCGAAGCCGATTATACAGTAGAAACGGCATTAATTGATTTAGCTAGTGATACTTTAATTAATGCTGATTATACAGTAGAAACAGCATCAATTGATTTAGCTAGTGATACTTTAATTAATAGTGAACTTAATACTGATTTGCAAATTAATATAGAATTAATATTTAATACTAATTTATCTGGATCTGTTATTAATAGTATCGCATTACCAACTACCGGATCGGGGCTAACTACCAATTCGAGTTTACCTGGTGTTAAGGTCTTAAAAGATGGACTTGTTAAATTTGAATTTAATCCTAGTATAAATAGTAATTATATAGCAACAATTACGCCATTTGCATCTATAGATGATGCTTTATTTTTTTATATAACTAGTGAAGCGAACGGCCGATATGATGGTACTACATATAAACATCAATATTTTATATATTCTGGTTCAACATTTATTACGGGATCTAGTCCATATGGAATATCAGACGGCGTATTTCATACGATTACAGGAAGTGTACATAATCCATTATTAAAAAAAATAGAAACGTTTGTATCAGGTGGTATAAAATATACAATTTCATCATCTGCTACTGTTACCGGTTTCCAACCTACTGGGTATATGAATTCTAAATACAATGGAAGTACAATGACATCTGCAGGATTTAATATAGATTCGCCAGATACATATCAAGGAAAACCTGTTGTTGAAATAATAGAAGTTAACCCAAATGTAATTAATATTTCTTTT